GCTAATGTACCGTTGCATACAAAGAATATAGGGGGAGGAGATTCTTTTAATATATTTGAAGGTATAGGCAATGCTTGGGTGTTTGGAGAGGCTGATCAAACTGGAACAAAATATTGCCAAGTTGCAGGTAGATATGGACATCATAGTGGTATTAATGTCGACCTTGGAGGCAACGTCGGGATCGGGACGGTTTCGCCCGTATCAAAGCTTCATGTTCAAAGTGGATTTATAGGGGTTACTACAGGCCAAAAAATAGGTTGGATTTATAATCCAGGTTCAGATAACAATATGTATAACTACATAAGAACGGCCGACAATGGTGGTGTTCCAGCATCTGCTTTAGAAATATCAGGTTCTAACTGGACAAGTGGAAATGTAGCAGGGGTAAAATTTACGCACGTGACTGGAGGTGAAATTATGACAATAATGACTGGAGGAAACGTCGGGATCGGAACGACTTCACCTTCTAAAACACTAGAAATTCAAGCCAATAATAATAGTACAACCGATACTACCGGGTTAATTATAACTAATGCTAGCGCACAATCAGGAACTATTGCAGGTATTGTATTTAAAAATTACGACAATAATCAAGCGTATATACGTTCTCCAAGAACAGGAAATACTTCAGGGGTTTTAACTTTTGGCACTGCCCCTTCTACCTCCGGGGTTGGTGAAAGCGGAATTGTAGAAAGAATGCGTATAACATCTGGGGGGGATGTTTTATTTGGAACAACAGGAACCCCTAATGGAACTTCTGTTTATGGAAGTGCTTTTACTGATGAAACTTCAAATAGGATGATATTAAGAATGGCATCATCTACAACAGGAGCTGTAAATTTAGTACAGTTTTATAATGGAAATGGATTAGTAGGTAAAATTCAAACAAATGGTTTTGCAACATCTTACATAGCATCTTCTGACTACAGATTAAAAGAAAATGTGGTAGAAATGACTGGTGCTTTAGATAGAGTAAGTCAATTAAAACCTAGTAGATTTAATTTTATAGCAGATGCAGATAAAACAGTAGATGGCTTCTTAGCTCACGAAGTACAAAAAATAGTGCCTGAAGCTATTACAGGAGAAAAAGATGCAGTAGATGAAGACGGCAATCCAGAATATCAAGGTATTGACCAATCAAAATTAGTACCATTATTAGTAGGTGCTATAAAAGAATTAGAGGCAAGAGTAAAAGAATTAGAAAATAAATAATATGGCAATAATATATTCATACCCATTAAATACACCTAAACGAGAGGATTTACTTATAGGTACTGTAACTTATGATGAAAATGCGCAGGATCCAGTTGTTGGTAATCCTACAGTTAGTTTTACAGTTGGGTCATTGCTTGATTTAGTTGCGGCCCAAGGTGCAGCACAAAATTTACAACAAGTTACGAATATAGGTAATACAACAACTAACTCTATTGTTATATCTAATAGTTTAAAGGTTGCAGGTGGATATTATGATTCAAGTAATCAACCAGGGACAGCTGGGCAATTACTTAGTTCAACCGCCACAGGAACACAATGGGTTAACGTTGCAGCACAAGGTGTGACAAGTGTTGGTTTATCAATGCCAGCTGCATTTACAGTGACTAATTCACCAATAACTCAGTCTGGAACATTAACAGTTACAGGCGCAGGTACAGCTGCTCAATATATAAATGGTTTAGGTAATTTAGTTACTTTTCCAACTATACCAGCACCATATGTTTTACCAGTTGCTACAACCGTAGCGCTTGGTGGTATAAAAATAGGTTATACAGAGGCTGGTAAAAATTATCCATTAGAATTAGACAACGAACAAGCTTATGTAAATGTACCCTGGACAGATACAGTTTACTCATTACCTTTAGCCGCTGATGGCACAAGAGGCGGTGTACAAATAGGTTATGTAGAAAACGGTAAAAATTATCCTGTAGAACTTAGTAGTGAAAAAATGTTTGTTAACGTTCCTTGGACCGACACGCCTTATGTACTACCGGTTGCTACAACTACAGATTTAGGCGGAGTAAAAATAGGTTATACTACAGATGCTACAGCAAGAAATTATGCAGTATCTTTAGATAATGAACAAATGCTTGTTAATGTCCCTTGGACAGACACCCAAACTGTTCAAACTATAACAGGTACTGGGTCAGACAATACTGATTCTGGTATATTATTAAGTGATAGCGGTGGAACTGTTTTAATATTAGGTTCTGGAAGTGTTACAGCTTCACAAAGTGGTAATACTATAACATTAACTGGTACAGATACTGGTGTAACAGGAGTAACTTTAGCCACAGCGGATTCAGCAGGTGCGCCTTTAGTTGAAAGTATAGCTAACAGAGAATTAACTCTAACATCAGCTAAATATATTGGTGGTGCTAATGTAGGTTATGTACCTGAAGGTGGAACATCATCTACTTACTTGAAAGGTGACGGTACTTGGGAAGCAATACCTACAGGTTTAATATTTAAGGGAACTTGGGATGCTTCTGGTGGTGGTGGTGGAAGTCCAGATTTAACTTTAGCAGCTAACAAAGGTGCGGGGTTTTTATGGATATGTGATGTTGCTGGAACTGCTTACCCAAACGGAGGAACTAATGAACCTAGCACATGGAATTTAGGAGATTGGGCTGTTTATGATGGAACTGCTTGGACTAGAGTACCTGCTACAAACTCAGGTGTAACTAGTTTAACAACAACTGATGGTACTTTTATTAATTTAACACCTAACGCAGCAACAACCGGTGCTGTAACCGTTACAGCTGATCTAAGCGCTGCTGATGGCAATTCTGATACTAGTACAAGGTTTTTAAGTAAAGATAACACCTGGGATGTCCCTAGTTATACAACAGATACTAATACGCAAAACATATACACAAATTCTTGGCAACAATCTACAAACGATATAATATTAAGAAAAGTTTTAAGCGGTGCAGGCAGTGGAACACAAGATATAAAAATAGTTAAAGGTGCTAATATAACTTTTACATACACCGATGCAAATAATTTTACTATCGAAGCTACAGATACTCAAGAAAATACAACTTGGTATGTAAGAGATGCAAACGATGATGATAAAACGGTTAATAATTTAAAGTATTTAAAGTTTGTTACAGCAACAGGTGCATTAGACACAGCTCTTACAGGCGCAGGTAGCACAAGTGATCCTTATTTAATGACGCTTACATCGCCAGATACCAACACCACATATAGTGCTATGACCACCTCTACATTAGGTTTAGGTAAGATTAGATATGATTTTGGTTCTACACCAGCCGCAGAAGCTCAATCAGAAACGGCAGGTAGAACTTATGGTGTAACAAAAAATGCTAGTGATCAATTAGTAGTAAATGTACCTTGGTCAAGTGGTGGAACTTATGATTGGACTATAAAAGATAACGCAACAAATCCAGCTTCAAGTGTAGTCGACAGTGGAGAAACAATACAATTTGTTACAGCTACAGGTGATTTAGGTACAGCATTAACAGAACCTACAACTGGTAATTTTGTAATGACATTGACATCGCCTAACACAACATATAGTAATTTTACAGCCGCTACAGCTCAAGCTGCAGGCGCTAGTGGTCTTGTTGTAGCACCACCGGCTGGTGCACAAGGTAAATTTTTAAGAGGAGATGCAACATGGGTAAATGAAACAACATATAGTACGTTTACAGGTGCTGATGGTACAAACGCGGGTACATCAGGTTTAGTACCTGCTCCTGCAGCCACAGATAATATTAAATTTTTAAAAGGTGACGGATCTTGGGCTACTCCACCTGACAACCAAGGTGTAGAAACTTTTACAAATACTAATGGAACTTATATTTCAGCTACTGAAAATTCAACAGCCACAGGAGCTGTAACAATGGGTACTATAGATTTATCAGCTGTTGATGGAACTTCTAGTACATCTACAAGATTTTTAAGCAAAGACAATACGTGGGACGTGCCTAGCTATTCAGATAATAACACTTATAGTTTAGGTAGTGGTAACACTAAAGTAATAACTTTAACTGACACTAGTACTAGTACAGTTGCTGGTACAGTTACTTTTAAAGATGGTTCTGATATATCAATATCTAGTAGTGCAAATAATGAAATAACTATAACAAACGACGCACCTGATACAGGTATACCGGCTGTTATTTCTGATGGTGCTGCTACTCCAAGTTTATCTTTAGCTACCAATGTTACAAAGACTATGGTTAGATCAGCTATTGATGCCGGAACAATGAATAGTTTTACAGTATCAGCCGACACTAATACAGCGGCAACCAGTATAAGCAACGGTGATACATTATCTATATTAGGTGGAACAAATTGTGATACTGTTTCAAATCCAGACGGAACCATTACAATAAACGCTACAGATAATAATACAACATATACAGCAGGTAATGGAATTAATTTTAGTGGTAATCCAGCAACTCAAATAAATGCTGATATAAATTATATAAGCACTAGTGGTAGTAATAATTATCTAAAACTAGGAGCAGATGATAGAGGAACAACAGTTCCAACACAAGGTGAGATTGTTTATTTAGGCACAGGTAATGATGAAATTACTAGTAGGGCTTATGTTAGTGACCTACCTTTTACAAATAACACTGGAACAGTTACAAGTATTGCAACTGGAAATGGTCTTTCAGGTGGAACTATTACTTCTACTGGTACGCTTACAATGTCAGGTTCATATTCTGGAGATTTTTCAGTTATAGGAACAGGTTGGTTAACAGCTGAAGGTAACGTTGCAAATACTAATCCGCCTATTAGTTATGGGGTTGCTTTAGGTTGGAACCAATCAGGTGGTAGTGCAGAATCTAACTTATGGTTTAGAGATAATACTACAAGTCACGCTAACAATAAACTTGATATATCGAGTTATAATGGTACGTCAGATGTTAAAGTCTTAAGGTTGCATGGTAATAAGCTTGTTGATTTTAATGGTAACGCTTCGGCTCAAGGAACAACTTTTCTTTATAATTCTGGAGCAACATCTTATTTGGCAGCAAATAAATATACTTTAATAGGAAATCATAGCAACCCAACCAATACTGCTGCAACTTTTTATGACCAATCAGGTCAAGGGCCTACAATATCTGGTTTTGCAGTTTGTTTTAGAACAGGAAGTACACCAGTCCAAACGGGTAAATTAAATTCAAGTGGTACTTTGACTGTACTTGGTGATGTTGTTGCGTACGGTTCTCCATCAGATAAAAAATTAAAGAAAAATATAAAACCTGTAAAAAATGCTTTAGAAAAAACAATGAAACTAAAAGGTGTAACGTTTGATTGGAAAGAAAAATCAGAAGGTATACTTGATATAAAAGAAGATATAGGATTTATAGCTCAAGACGTTCAAGAAGTTTTACCTGAACTTGTTAGAGAAAATGACAACGGTATGCTATCGATGAGACATCAAGGTATAACACCAATACTAGTCGAAGCTATTAAAGAATTAAAAGCTGAAATAGAAGAACTAAAGAAAAAAATTAAATAATGGCAGTACCAAATACAAATATATCAATGTTAGGAATAGCTAAAGAGTTATATTATAATAATTATAGCTCTAGTGGTTCAATTACTGGCCCTATACACATGTATGATTTAATGAATTCTGGCCAAGCAGCTGGTTCAGGAGTAAGTTATCCAGCTTGGAATAATTCTCCTTGCTCTTCAAACCCTCCGTATGGTCCAGCTTTTAGTTCAGATTTTACAGCTATTACAGCAACATACTATGATGGAACTCAAACTCCTCCTAATGTGCCTATAACTGTTTATTTTATAACAGCAGAGTGGACAAATGGTGAAACATGGGTTAATTCACTTGGTGCTCAAGGTTTTGAAAGTATTTCTAATTTAAATAACCCTACACCATTGAGCAACCAAAGAGGAACATACAATTATGATTATACGACGTGTGGTAATGATTTTGTAGTTGATGGAAGCGGAAGAATAACATATACTAATCCAATCTGTTAAAATGCCTTATCCATATCCATATAAATTTAGTGATTGGGCTGGTTATAATAGAGCTTGTCCAGACGAAAGTGGAATTGCCTCTATGAACGTCAATGGTAATTTTTTAAACAGAACTGGTTGGAGTGATGGTGTTGTTGGAAGTTCTACTGGTACATCTGTTGCTAAAAGTTTAATAGGTGGCGCTCAAACATCAGGATCTGCTATTATAACAGGTATTTATGGTTTAACAACTAATAATGGTTTTTTAAAATTTGCATTAAACAATGGAGATAATGGCGCTACAAATATTCCTGATAATTGGAATAAATTAACATTAAGTTGGTCTGGTGGATCAGCTGTTTATATACGATCAAATGCTAGTGTTAGCAAACAATCTGGTCAATATGTTGCTAGCGATTGGGTTTGGACTTGGTATGATTCAGGTAGTTCAACAACAGTACCTTGGTCACCTAATACAGCAAGCGTAACGTGGGTTATTTCACAATCATCAAATTAATAAATTAAAACAATAAAAAATGGCAATTACTTACAAATGGACAATTAACCAAATGAATGCACACATCCAAGCTGAAGGCGAGGACAACGTGATATATACAGTGCATTGGACTTATTCAGGTTCTGAAGAATCTGGAGGACAACAATATCAAGCAAGTCAAATAGGTGCTCAAAGCTTTACTTATGTAGCTGGAGAACCTTTTACACCTTATGCAGATACTGAAGCTTTTGAAAACATAGTGATCGGATGGCTTGAAGATGCATTAGATGTAGCTGCAATGGCTAAATCTATTGAAGATAATATTAAGCTTCAAATTACACCTGTAAACGAAGATTTATACTTTACATGGCAAAACCCACCTATACCACCAGTTGAATAGTGTAAGTTTTGTAAAAAACAAGTGATAGTATAACTAAACCTATATCACTGTGGTAGTGATATAAACCAAAAATAATGTTTAACCCTTAAAACCAAAAAACGATGACTTATTTTTATTCGTTGACCTCTTCAATGGGTCAACCCAAAACACCACAAATTTCCGAAGAAACTATTAAAGCTTGGAAGCACTTAGCTGAAAAGAAAAACTGGAGAATAGTTCAGTTACCTAATGGTTATTTTCAAACCGAGTACAAAGACCCCAGCTGTGATTGTAACGAAGACGAATGTTGCGACAGATGGTTCGATGTAACTAGACGTGAAACTTTAGAATCTGCTGAAGCTGCTATCGACGGTAGTGTTGATCACTATCAAAAGAAAGTGGATTTTATTAAAGGACCTAAAGTTGTCAAAACATTCAAATAATACTAAATCAAATTAAATTAAATTAAATTATGTCAAATGCAATTGTAAAAAATCTGAACTTTGGTTCGGATGCTAAAAACAATGTGTTTGCTGGTATTACGAAACTTACACAAGCTGTTAGCTCCACATTAGGGGCTAGCGGTAAGTGTGTTATTTTAGAAGATACAACAGGCAAACCAATTATTACAAAAGATGGTGTAACAGTAGCGGAATCAGTTATACTTTTAGATCCAGTAGAAAACATGGGTGCGACTTTATTAAAAGAAGCTGCAAGAAAAACTGTTAAAGAAGCTGGAGATGGAACTACAACAGCTACAGTATTAGCTCATTCAATATTACAAGAAGCTTATAAACTAGAAAAAAAGTTTACATCCAGAGAAATAAAACAAGGTATTTTATCAACAACACAAAAAGTAATTGATCATTTACAAGAAAATTCTATACCTGTACAAGGGGATATGATAGATCAAGTTGCAACTATATCTACAAACAATGATCCAGAGTTAGGTAAAATTATAGCTGATGCATTTAGATCTGTAGGTAAAAACGGTGTTGTTGTGTTAGAACCAACAGAATTACCAGAAACTACATTTGAATTAGTTGATGGTGTTCCTTATAATAGAGGATTAAAGAATATACATTTTGTAACAAACAAAGAATCTAAAACTGCTGAACTAGATAAGCCATTAGTATTATTAGTTGAATCAGAAATAGAAAACATAAGAAAAATACAAAATGTCTTAGAACATGTTATTAAAAATAACAGATCTTTACTTATTATAGCTGACGTTAGCCAACAAGTGTTATCAGCTTTAGCTATGAATAAAGTTAAAGGTAATATAAAAGTAAATGTAATTGACGCACCTGTATATGGTATAAGCAAGAAAGAAACACTAGATGATCTTTCAATATTAACAGGAGCAACAATTATAAATGAAGATTTAGGAGATGATATTGATTTAATAGGACCAGAACATTTAGGTGAATGTTTAAAAAGTGTTACAGAACAAAATGAAACTGTTTTACATTTGATTGAAACAACTGATGATGTTAAATCAATGATTAAAAAGCTAGAAGATGAACTTGTTGAATGCACAGATCCTGTACTAACAGTTAAGTTAGAAAAAAGACTAGCAAGACTATCAGCTAAAGTAGCTATTGTAAAGGTAGGTGCTAACTCTGAGGTTGAGTTACAAGAAAAGCAAGCTAGAGTAGAAGACGCAATATGCGCAACTAAAGCTGCTATAAAACAAGGTATAGTACCGGGTGGTGGTATAGCTTTATTAAATGCTGCTGATGAAATAAAAGTTAATACGGAGTCAGAGCAAGCGTTACTAGAAGCTATTAAAGCACCTTTTAAGACCATTTTACATAACGCAGGTATTGAAGACTATAAAATGCCAACAAGCAAAGGAGATGGTTTAAATGTTGTTACAGGAAATATGGTAAACATGATTGAGTCAGGGATTATTGATCCTTTACTTGTAACTAAAAGTGCTTTAAACAATGCAGCTTCTGTAGCTACTACTATTTTATCAACCGATTGTGTAATCAATAACTTAAGAATAGGTAATGAAAGCAATAGGTAAAAACTTAGTGGTTAAAATATCAAAAGCCGGTATATCTAAAACTCAAGGTGGTTTACTATTAGGTGAAAAACAAAGAGAAGATATAAGATATGCTGAAGGAACTGTAGTATCAGCAGGAGCTGATGCAGGTGGTTTAAAAGCAAATGATGTTATTTATTTTGATAAAAATAATTCACATCAAATAGAAGTTAAAGACGAAATCTATAATGTAGTTAAGCTAGATCACGTAGTTATTGTTTTATGAGAATAGAACCTAGTGACATAAGAGAGTTAAACCTTTTAAAACATTATAGAATTATTAGAAAGTGGGCTTGTAAAAATTACGAGTTAAATGATGCAGACTTAGAGTTATTAATATATTTCGATTGCATGGATCTTTTTACACGAGAAGATTTTAAAATCGGTACGTATTCTTATAGTTGGGATAATAGACGCTGGAACAGATTACTTAAAGAAGGTTGGATAACGGTTTGGAGAAAACATAATCGCACAACCCAAAAGTATAATATTTATAAAGTTTCCTTCAAGTGTAAACAACTAATAAGTCGTATGTACCGAATTATGCTAGGAACAGAGGATATACCTACAAGTCTACATCGTAATAAAATAATGAAAGGTAAAACCTATATGGATAAAGTAATGATTACATCCATTAACAATGTTAACAAAGATAAAAACCGATAATCATGGGAAAAAAAGAAAAAAAAGTAGAGGTAAAAGAATTATCTCCTATTGACAAAAAGATTGCCAAGTTAGAAGCTAAAATCAAAGTTTTAAAATCTAAAAAATAAAGATATGATTAATCCTAATAAATTTGCTAATCAAAAAATCCAAGAATTAGGTAAAAGTCTTTTTCAAGGAGAAGAAATGGCTCAGCAAATGGCTAACAAGCAATTAGATCAACCGGTTCCTCCTCCAGGTCCTTATGGTGATATGAATCCTATAATGAACAAAGAAAGTAGAGAAGCTAGAAGACAAGAAAGAAAAAACATTAGAATGGCTAATAAAGCTTTACGAAGTTCAAGAAGAGAAAGAGCTAAAGGTGTAAAAGAACAAGGTCAAGAAAATTATAGCTATGATGGTTATGAAAAAGGTAGATATAATAAAAAAGGTGATGATATAGAATATGGTAAAGTAAAAAGATATTCTAAAAAAAATCCACCAGATGGATCAGATGCAAGTTTTGGTATTAGTGGTTATGTAAATAATAAAAAAGAATTTAAAAGTGCTTTAAATCAAAACGACCCTAAGTATAAAAGAGTAAACGTTCAAGATTTAGAAGACATGGGAAGAGTTAAGTCTGATGAAAAAGGTAAATATGTTGTTAACTCTGATGAAATGAAAACAGGATCATCTAAAGATACATTAAGATTTCCTAGAGGTGCAAAGCATTATACAGGTAGAGATTACAAAGTAGGTGAAATGATTGATGAAAGCGATTTTGAAGACTTTGCAAAAGACGTAAATAAAACATAATATTATGAGCAAAAAAGGACAATATGGTAGCGATGCAGTATGGGGTGGACCTCATACACCATCAAACTTAAAAAAAGGTAATCCAAGATATGGTATGGATCCGATGCAAGTTTTAAAAGCCGATCTTCCATATAAAGCAGGACCAATTAGCAGTATTGCTAAAAGATAGTAAAATTTCACTAAAATGAGTGATAGAATAAGTGAACACATCTCGCTTAAAGAAGGGATTAAATCTCACACAGCTACTAGGCTTGGTATTGATAATACACCTAGAGAAATAGATTTAATTAACATGAAAACTATTGCAGAACAAGTGTTTGAACCTCTACGTAAATGGGTGGGCGGTCCAATCGCTATTAATAGTTTCTATCGCTCGCCCCAACTCAATTCTGCTATTGGCGGAAGCACAACCTCTCAACATTGTATTGGTTGCGCGCTTGACCTAGATGATAACTATGGTCATAAGACTAATGCAGAGATGTATGAGTATATAAAAAATAATTTAGATTTCGATCAGATTATTTGGGAATTTGGCACAGATGAAAATCCTAATTGGGTACATGTGAGTTATGTATCTGAAGACGCTAACAGAAGAAGATGTTTACAAGCCTATAAAGAAAACGGTAAAACTAAATACAAAATAATATGAACTCACCTTTTTTTAAAAAAATGATGAAAAACCCGTGCTGGAAAGGCTATGAGGCTTATGGTATGAAAACTAAAAACGGTAGAAAAGTACCTAACTGTGTTCCTAAGAAAAAGAAAAAGTAATGGCATTTAAATTACCAGGCAGTCCATTTGAAATGAGAAAAACTACCCAAGGCAAAGGTAGAACTTTTAGAAAAACAGAAGAGGGTGCTGGTATGACTGAAACAGGTGTTAAACAATATAGAAAAGAAAACCCTGGAAGTAAATTAAAAACCGCAGTAACTGGTAAAGTTAAACCAGGAAGTAAAGCTGCCAAAAGAAGAAAATCATTCTGCGCTAGATCAAAAGGCTGGACCGGTGAAAGAGGTAAAGCTGCTAGAAGAAGGTGGAAATGTTAAATAAAAAAAAATAAAAAAAATGATTAGAAATTATTACACTGATTCTTATAAGTCTGGAATAGCTGTAACACCAAGTGATACATTATTATTGGACGGCAGAACAAAATCAACAACACCGCAAAGCTCGTGGAAACAATATAACTTATATGTTGGTAATTCACCAACTACACTACCTGTAACAACAACTAACGATAACAATGCTGTAAGTAACTCAGCTAACGTTGGTTTAAAATCACCTAACCCACAAATTAAGGTTGGTATGAGAGTAACAGGTGCTGGTTTACCAGCTGATGGTCTTTTAATAGCTAGTGTAACAGATGCTAGTAATTACGTTTTAGCACAAGCTGACACTATAGCTGCTGATGCAACTCTTACATATAGTTATGATACAGAGGCTATTTTAAAAGTACACACTGTAAACGATGAAGTGGTAACATTTGTAAAACCTGCTCAAGGTTTTGTATTACCAGTTAGCGTTGTACAAGTTTATTCAACTGGTACAAGTGGTGGTGTAACAGATCTAATTGCGTTAAGTTAATATCATGAATCAACCATTTTACAAAACCGGTTGGATACAAGATGTAACTAAAAGTATAAAAAAAAGAGGTACAAAAGGTGTTTGTACGGGGTCTAAATTTGGTGGACCATCTTGTCCTCCAGGAAGTAAAAGATACAACTTAGCAAAAACCTTTAGAAAAATGTCTAAAAAATAAATAAAAAAAAACAATATTATGCCAAACATTAGTAAAAAAGTAGCTTACGACGTAAAAGAAGCTAGCAATCAATCACTTTCTAAAAGTGCAAAAAAACATTATGCAGAAAATGCACAAGCAGGTTCTAAATCAGATTCAAAGCATGGCTCTTGGATTTCTAAACACATGTCTTAGTTATGGGAAAATATAAACACGAAGGAAAAGGTAGAAATATTTCTGTAAGCGGAGGCCAAGAAAGAAAAGACTTGTTTAAAGATATGTCTGGAGGTTATAATGCTATGGGTGATTCAAATAGCCCTAATTATAAATACAACGGAAGTGCGTTTAAACAAAGATATAGTGCTCCAATGGAATTAACAGCTGAAGGTAAGAAAAAAATATTAGCTAGCGATGCAAATCCTGAGTTTAAGGCGGCTATAGCTGAACAACCTTTAGATATGAAAGGATCACATTCACCTATGTATGGTTATTCAAGTGACGCACAAAGAAAAGCTGTTCACGCAAGTAAAGCTGATGGTGGAAAAGGTAATCCTAATAAAATGAAAGGTTCTCCAATGTACAAAAGTAGTTGTACAAGTGGAGGAAGTTCTAAATCTCCATATAAAAAAATAGGAGATCCTAATAAAAAAATGGACAGATTATCTGCTAAACATAAATCACTTTATGATCGTTTTGAAATGGGTCAAACTAGTGAAGCTGAAGAACAAAGAATGTATAAGCTAGAAGATCGCATGGATAAAATAGGTAAAAAAATAAAGAAAAACAAAAGTAAAAATAAATAACAACAATCAATAAACATTAACAAAAAACAAAAACAATTATTATGGCAAAATTTATCTCAATCTATTCATCAGGATCAGGTCTTGATGGAGGTGACGTTTTAGTAGGAGTTGACGGCATCGTAGGTGTTGACGCGGCTTCAGGAACAAGTACAGTTATCAAATTAAACGGTGGTGTAATCGACGAATGTACTATTACTCACGACACAACAGGAACTATTCCATCCGTAAGAGATGCGATTAATTACGCATTAACCGCTAATCCAGGTGGTGTAAAAGCTAAAGTAAAGCTTCCAGAAGGTATTACAGTTTCTAACGTAGTATTCTCGTAATGAAACCAAAAGGCTTAGGTGATAGAATAGAAGATTTCACTAAAGCAACTGGTATTAAAAAAGTTGTTGATTCAGTGTCACAGGGTTTAAACATACCCTGTGGCTGTCAACAGCGTAAAGAAAAACTTAATAAAATATTTCCTGGGAAGTAATGGCTTTTAAAATTAATCCACCATACGTTATAGATAACACCCCAATTTACAATGTAAATTTAGAGGATGGTGTGTTAGGAAAAGCAGACAGAAACGGAAGTATTTTAATAAATAAAAATATTAAAGATCCAAAACAAATTGAAGATGTTGTCAGGCATGAGAAAGTTCATATTGATCAAATGAAACGAGGTGATTTGGATTATGATGATAGTGCAGTTTACTGGAAAGGTAAACGTTATTCAAGAAAAACAATGGAGGAAGGTGCTAAAAACCTGCCTTGGGAAAAAGAAGCTTATGCCAGATCCTAAAAAGAAATTTAAAGATACGACAGTAGGTAAACTATTGTTTGGTGCCGCATCATTAGTCAATCCTGCATTAGGTAGCGTACTAAGTGGTGTAACTTCACCAGCTGAAGCTATTGCTGCTATCGGTAAATCTGATGTAAGTGGTGAAGATAAAATAAAACTACAACAGCTTATATTTGAACAACAAAATAAAGAAATGGAAGCTGTTACATCAAGATGGCAAGCCGATTCAATATCAGATTCATGGCTTTCTAAAAACGTACGCCCATTAGTATTAGTGTGGTGTATTGTTATATTTTCATTAGCTGGTATATTAGACAGCGTTGAATCAATACCATTTCATATAGGAGTAACCTGGAACGACACATTTGAAAAAGTAATGATGGCTGTTGTTTTAGCTTATTTCGGTGGACGAAGTAGTGAAAAAGTTACAAGTATATTTAAAAAATAAATAAAACCTGTAACTATATTAATACATTAATAACCAATTAAATTAAATTAAAATGAGTGAAGTAAAATCAATTTCCAAAGACCAATTAGAAAAGATTCAAGATTTTCAAAAAGAGTTAAACAAACTTTTAAATGAAACAGGTTTCTTAGAAGCCCAAAAAACCGCAGTATTAGCTAAGTTCCATGAAGTTAACAAACAAACTGAAGACTTTAAAAAAGAACTAGAAGAAGAATACGGTTCGATTAACATTAATCTTGAAGACGGTTCTTATACTCCTATCGAAAAAGAAGAAGAAGTTAAGGAGTAATGTCATCTGTTATTAGAAAGATCAGCATTGGATCTGATTATAAAACTGATGCAATGCATTATTCTCTAACTCAATCAGTATATGGAGGTCACACTATATCTCATATACTTTTTGACTCAGAAGATAATTCTTATAACATTTACATTAAAAAAAACAACGAGGTATTGCCGTGGAAGAAATTTAATTCTAACATGGCTATATCCGTTGAGTATGATTTAGAATACTAATGAAAAGTATTTTCGATTTTATCGTTGAGCCTTACGGCCAGCGATATAATAATGAAGTTAAGGTAGGTGACAAAAGCCTAATAATTAACACTAAGTCAGAAAGTTTTAAATCTGTTAATAATATAGCTAAAGTTATAGCTGTACCCAAAGCTTATAAAACACCTGTAAAACCAGGTGATTTAATTATGATTCATCATAATGTGTTTAGAAGATTTTTTGATATAAGAGGGCAAGAGAAAAATAGTAAGTCTTATTTTAAAGACGGTATGTATTTTGTTCAATTAAATCAAGTTTATTTATATAAATCTAAAGACAAATGGAAAGCTTTTGGTGATAGATGCTTTATAAATCCGATTCATAACAATGACGATCTAGACGCTAATTTAGAAGAAAGACTCATTGGTATACTAAAATATGGTAATAGTTCCTTAGAAGCGTTAGAAATACACGAGGGAGACCTAGTTGGTTACACGCCGTTTGGTGAATATGATTTTATAGTGGATGGCAAGCGTCTTTATTGTATGAAATCAAATGATATTGTAATTAAGTATGAACGTCAAGGAAACGAAAAAGAATATAATCCAAGCTGGGCACAGAGCGGTTGAAGAACTTATAAAGGTAGCTAAAGAAGCTATAGTTGATTCTGATGATGATATATCAGCTGATAGATTAAAAAACGCAGCGGCAACAAAAAAGCTAGCTATATTTGATGCTTTTGAAATACTTAATCGTATTAAAGAAGAAGAAGATATGTTAAATGATAAACCAAAAGAAGAAAAGAAAAAAGAAGCTTTTGGAGGATTTGCAGAAAGAAGATCTAAATAATGTATAAGCAAACTTTATATAAGGTAATTGATCATATAAAACCCCATGTAATAAAAAGATTAAATAAATCTAAAAAATGGGAGTACGGTTATAACAAAGAACACGATGTTATAGTTATATCTAAGAGTGGTCAAATAGGTGAGGTTTATGAAATACAAAATTTAAAAATAGCATTACCAAAAGAAAAAGATGTTAATAAGGATTACGATAAATGGCAAGTACATGAGTATCCCAAAGCATTAAAAAAAATCAAAACAATATTTGACTGGAAACAGTATCCAGACGATTTTAAAGAAAAATGGTATGCGTATATTGATAGAGAATTTGCTAGGCGCCACGAAGGCTATTGGTTCACTAATAAAGGTAAAGCTACTTATATTACTGGTACTCATTACATGTACCTGCAGTGGTCCAAGATTGATGTTGGGCAAGCAGATTTTAGGGAAGCAAACAGATTATTCTTTATATTCTGGGAAGCTTGTAAAGCAGATAAACGTTGCTACGGAATGTGCTATCTCAAAAACAGACGGTCTGGTTTTTCATTCATGGCATCAGGCGAAACTGTCAACCTTGCCACTATCTCTAGTGATGCTAGATACGGCGTCTTATCAAAGTCAGGGGCTGATGCGAAAAAAATGTTTACCGATAAAATCGTACCAATTTCCGTCAACTATCCGTTTTTCTTCAAACCGATTCAAGACGGTATGGATCGACCAAAAACAGAACTTGCTTACAGAGTTCCAGCCAGTAGGTTTACAAGACGTAAACTAGATAGTAACGAACAACTTGAAGAATTAGAAGGATTAGATACAACTATTGACTGGAAAAATACAGGAGACAACAGTTATGATGGTGAAAAATTAAAACTACTTGTACATGATGAATCTGGTAAGTGGGAAAAACCTGACAACATATTAAACAACTGGAGGGTTACAAAAACCTGTTTGCGATTAGGTTCTAGAATTATAGGTAAATGTATGATGGGCTCAACGTCAAATGCTTTAGATAAAGGCGGTAGAAACTATAAAAAATTATATGATGATTCAGACGTTACCAGAAGAAACCGCAATGGGCAGACTAGCTCGGGATTATATAGCCTGTTCATACCTATGGAATGGAATTACGAAGGATACATTGATTCTTATGGGTTACCTGTCTTCGAAACACCGCAAAAACCTAAAAAAGGACCAGATGGTTTCCCCATTGAAATCGGTGTTATCGAACACTGGGAAAATGAAGTAGAAGGTCTTAAGGACGATCCTGATGCACTTAATGAATTATATAGACAGTTTCCACGTACTGAAAAACATGCTTTCAGAGATGAGACAAAACAATCTTTATTTAATTTAACAAAAATTTACGAACAAATAGATTATAATGAAGATTTAAAAAATTCTAATGTTGTTACACAAGGTAATTTTATGTGGGAAGGTGGGATTAGAGATACAAGCGTTCAGTTTGTTCCTAGCAAACAAGGTAGATTTTTAGTTTCTTGGGTACCAGATGTTCAACAACAAAATAGATTTATTGTTAAAAATGGTATGAAATATCCTGCTAACGAACACATGGGAGCGTTTGGATGTGACTCATATGATATATCAGGAACAGTAGATGGTAGAGGATCAAAAGGCGCATTACACGGTTTAACTAAGTTTACTATGGACACTTGTCCACCTAACTTATTTTTTTTAGAATATATAGCTAGACCACAAACAGCTGAAACATTTTTTGAAGACGTACTTATGGCATTACATTTTTATGGTATGCCAATACTTGCTGAAAATAATAAACCTAGATTATTATATCATTTAAAAAGAAGAGGTTATAGAGGTTACTCTATGAACAGACCAGATAAAACAATGTATAAATTATCTGTAACTGAAAAAGAAATAGGTGGTATACCTAATTCAAGTGAAGATGTTAAGCAAGCTCACGCTGCGGCTATTGAATCTTATATTGAAATGTTTGTTGGTTATAATAACGAACAATATGGAACAATGTATTTTCAAAGAACATTAGAAGACTGGGCTGCATTTGATATAAACAAAAGAACAAAACATGATGCATCTATAAGCTCTGGCTTAGCTATCATGGCTTGTAATAAAAATAAATATAGACCTGTGCCTGAAATTATAAAAGAAAAAGTAAGTTTAAATTTTTCTAAATATGACAACAAAGGTTATAAATCAAAAATAATTAATTAGATGATTAATACGAGTACTAATAGTTCCTTTCCTAGTCAGGTGGTACCTGTCGCAGAAAAGCTTAGTTTAGAGTATGGTCTGCAAGTAGGGCAAGCCATTGAATATGAGTGGTTTAGAGGTGGAGGAGTTAACGGGACGAGATGGCAAAAAGGTTTTCAAAACTTTAATAGATTAAGATTATACGCTAGAGGTGAACAACCTGTACAAAAATATAAAGATGAATTATCAATTAATGGTGATTTATCTTATTTAAATTTAGACTGGAAGCCAGTACCTATTATCCCAAAATTTGTGGATATAGTTGTTAACGGTATATCATCAAAAAATTATGATATAAAAGCTTACGCTCAAGATCCTTTTTCACAAAAACAAAGAACTAACTATGCTTCGTCTATATTAAGAGACATGTTATCAAAGCCTTTACTTGATAATATACAGCAAAATTTAGGTGTGGATGTTTATAATGTAGTTGATCCTGCTAATTTACCACAGTCAAAAGAAGAACTTGAGGTGCATATGCAATTAAACTATAAACAATCTGTAGAAATTGCTGAAGAAGAAGTTATTAACAACGTATTAGATTTTAATAAATACGAATTAATTAACAAAAGAGTTACAGAAGATATAGTTACAATAGGTATTGGAGCTGTAAAAACTAGTTTTAACAAAGCTGAAGGAGTGGTAATTGACTATGTTGACCCTGCTAATTTAGTTTATTCATATACAAATGATCCTAATTTTCAAGATCTTTATTATGTAGGTGAAATAAAATCTATTACAATACCTGAGTTAAAAAAGGAATTTCCTAATTTAACTAACGAAGAACTTAAAAAAATACAAAAATACCCTGGTAGAGAAGCTTATATGAGATCTCCTAATTCAGATAATGATTTAGTTCAGGTTATTTATTTTGAATATAAGTCTTACATAGACCAAGTATTTAAAGTTAAAAATACAGATAATGGTTTAGAAAAAGTATTAGAAAAACCAGATACATTTAATCCACCTGAAAATGATAACTTTGAAAGAGTTTCAAGAACAATAGAAGTTTTGTTTACAGGAGCTAAGGTTATGGGTGTTGAGCAAATGTTAAGATGGGAAATGTCAGAGAACATGACAAGACCTAAAAGTGATTTAACTAAGGTAAATATGAATTACAACATTGTTGCACCTCATATGTATCAAGGTCGTATAGATTCACTTGTGGGACGTATAACTGGTTTTGCTGATATGATACAGCTTACATCACTTAAATTACAACAGGTGATTGCTAGAATGGTTCCAGACGGTGTGTTTGTAGATGTAGATGGTTTAGCAGAGGTTGATTTAGGTAATGGTACTAATTATAATCCACAAGAGGCGTTAAATATGTATTTTCAAACTGGTAGTATAGTTGGTAGATCATTAACACAAGATGGTGATCCTAACAGAGGTAAAGTACCTATTCAAGAATTACAAACATCTAGTGCTAATGGAAAAATAGCATCATTAATTAATACTTATCAGTATTATTTACAGATGATAAGAGACGTAACAGGTCTTAATGAAGCACGAGACGGCAGTTTACCAGACAAAGACGCTTTAGTCGGATTGCAAAAAATGGCTGCCAATGCTTCAAACATTGCTACTAAACATATTTTAAACGCTAGTTTATATCTAACATTAAGAACATGTGAAAATATATCGCTAAGAATAGCTGATATGCTTGATTTTGATTTAACTAATAATGCTTTAAAAGCGGCAATAGGTAAATTTAATGTAGCAACATTACATGAAATAGATGATTTACATCTTTATGATTTTGGTATATACTTAGATTTAGAACCAGAAGAAGAAGAAAAGGCTATGCTTGAACAAAATATTCAAATGGCTTTACAACAAAATCAAATACATCTTGAAGACGCTATTGATATTAGAGAAATAAGAAACTTAACATTAGCTAATCAAGTATTAAAATACAAAAGAGTTAAAAAGCAAGAAGCTGATCAACAAGCTCAAATGGCTAATATACAAGCACAAGCTGATTCAAACGCTGAAGCATCTGAAAGAGCTTCTATGCAAGAAGTACAGAAAGGTGAAGCTTTAGCTCAAACTCAAACACAAATAGAACAAGCAAAATCCCAGTTTGAAATTCAAAGAATGCAAACTGAAAACCAACTTAAGTTACAATTAATGGCTCAAGAATTTGAGTACGATATGAAGCTTAAACAAATGGATGTAGATACAAACACAAAAAAAGAAGCTCAAATAGAAGATCGTAAAGATAAAAGAACTAAAATACAAGCTTCACAACAATCTCAAATGATAGCTCAACGTGAAACAGGCGGAGCGCCAACAAATTTTGAACAAACTCAGAGTGATGAAAATTTTGATATGCAAAATTTTGATCCACCTCAGTAATTTTTTACTAATTTTTATATTATTTTATTATGTCACAAACACAAGAAAAAGCTGGAAAGCTTAAGGTGAAAGCTAAAATGCTTAAACCTAAAAATTTATCAAGAAATGATGAACCTATAAAAGTAGATTTATCACAACCTAAAATAGAAGAACAAGATGCCATTCAAACACAAGAGACAAATGATAGCGATGTTGTTGTCGAAAAGCAAGAAAACAGTGTCGACAGCAAAGAAGTGGCTGAAGAAGTACGGTCCACCGAAGAAGTAAAACCAGTTATTGAAGAGATAATTGAAGAAAAACCTGAAGAAGAAGAGGTTATAAACATAGGTGAAGAAATGGTACAAACATCAGAAAAGCCAGTGGCTAAAGTATCTGATGAATTACCTAAACAAGATA